CCACCTTAACAGTTTGAATCACATCTACATGGAATCTTCGTATTAAAGCTTCTATATTCGTTATACTCTGAACATGAGAAAATGAATGACAATTCGTAGAAGCTACAAAATATTTAGCCTGATAGAATAATTTTCCTTTCTCTTCCAAAGAAGCAGCATTCAAATTATAAGTAAACGGAGCTATAGCATGAATTACATGATTATACTCATTACCTACCATACCAGCGACATCTCTTGTTTGACCAAAATCATCTGCACATTGTACTATTGCTGAAGGTTCATACCCGTCAGCAAAAGTAGCATCAGGAGACTTATAATGTATATACTTATTCTGGTTCTCTTTAAAGGATTCCCTTAGAGAAGCAGATAAATCTCTTTTAGCTAGTATATGAGCTATAGTATTTAAGGTAACAGATTTGAAAACTCCAGGTCCTCCTCTAAGGAGAACACCCGTAGTCTCTACTCTATCACCTCCAGTGTATGTCTTTCTATATGCAGCATAAATTTCCTTAATTTTTGACAAATCTTTGGAAATCAACATGCACCAATTAGAAGTTTCAGACGTGCGAGGTAAGTTTTTAAAAAGCTTATCTCCTGTCCTTACGACATGTTCTAAAGTTATAATATTAGTTTCACATCTGGGAAATTGATTCTGGTTATAAAGATCAGAAACTTCTCGAGCTTCTTCTAACCATCTGTCAACTTCAAAATTATTAGTTTTAAGGAAAGCGAAATGTTTCCACCCTGGAATATGAGATAAACTAGAATTTGCTAATTCTTCTATAACTTTGAGTACACTTTTAATCATTGGTAGAAATCCATTTCTACCTCGAGCATATGTTGTTATAAACATAAAAGTGTCCTTGGTTGTTCTACCAGGATAAACTATGTTCATCAACCCAGACATAGATAGTAGTAAAGTATCTATCAATGAATCTGCCTCAAATTGAGGAACAGCTTCCATCGTTCCTGGTAATTTATCATCTATAAAGCTAACTTTCTTCATCATGTCCATGATAACAGAAAGTACATTCTCTACAAATTCAGCACTGTACCTAATGAGTGAGTATATCATTAAGATAATACCACAAACTAGATCTAGTTTATGACCCCAGATACAGTAAGATCCTATACCAAGGACTGCTCCTACAGCTGGAATGATCCAACATGCTTTATCTAAAGCTGAAACTGTACTATCAGTTAAATTTTTTGCAGAATTTAAAACATCATCCATTAAATTCTTATCTGGTAGCGTACTCTTTAAGTTTTCTGAAAAAGCATTTAAAGTTGTACGAATGCCTAAAGGATCTTGAAACCAATTGGATTGAGGTTCAGCTACACTAGATGGATTAAAAACATGTGGTCCGCGAGTTGTTTTTGACAACACGAAGTCTTCCATCTGTGAAGATAAATAATCTAAGTCCTCTTGAACAGGATCTCTAGAAAGA